GCGATATACGAGGTGGAAGTCATGTAATAACTATTGGTAATTATAAAGTAGCAATAACACATGAAGTAGATCTATGGCGAAATAAAAATAATAATAAAGAAGCTACTTATCGCCATAGAATAGTAACTTGGGATAAAGATTGGAATGTAGTAAATATAAGTGATGAGTTTGATTTTATGACTGGTACTATTGAATTTTGTACCGGAATGTGTGTTTATAATAATGATATATTAATTTCATTTGGGTATGAAGATAATGCTGCTTATTTATTAAAAGTACCAATGGATTATTTCTATGATTTAATTAAACCAAAAAATAAATTTGAAAATTTTCCAAAAACATACTGTGTAAGTTATATAGATAATAAAAACAGAAGAGATAATTTAATTGAAGAATTTAACCAATTAAATATTCCACTTCCAGAGTTTATAATATCAACTAAAGAATCGGATAATCAGAATATAGTTAAAGGAAAATATATCCATCAATTAGATAATCAAACATTAAATTGTGCTATATCACATTTAAAAGCAATTAAAGAATGGTATAATAATTCAAATGAAGATTATGCATTATTTTTAGAAGATGACATTACATTTAAAACATCTAAATATTGGAATTTTACTTGGGATGAACTTATTAAAAATTTACCTACTGATTGGGAATGCATTCAGTTAATGAGTATAAGACCAGATTTTACAGAAATCAAATTACAGCCAAGACAATGGGATGATTGGTCGGCAACAGCATATTTAATAACTAGAGACTACGCTAAAAAAATCATTAATGAGTATTGTATAAAAGAAAACGAATATGATTTAACGATAAAACGTGAAGAAATAATGCCACTAGTTGAAAATATTGTTTATGATTTAGGAAAAACATATTGTATCCCTTTATTAGTTGAGGACACAAATTCTCCTTCAACATTTTATCAAAAATCAATGGTTGAAGAACATAAAACCGATCACGTATATGCTTCAAATTTTATAGCAAATTGGTGGAAAGAAAATGGATGTAAATATACTATTAACGAACTTATATGAACCACTTACTAAATAAATTTATAGAAGATCCATATAATGATGAAGTTGTATTTGATTTAGCTAATTTTTATTTTGATCAAAATCAAACATCATCTGCTTTAACATATTATCTGCGAGTAACAGAATATAGTACTAATAATGAATTAATATATGAATCATTAATTAAAGCCGGGTTGTGTATTGAAAGACAAGGTGATAGAATATATAATACTAAAGGATTATATTTACATGCTATGTCTCATTTACCAAAACGTCCTGAAGCATATTTTTTACTTTCACGTTTATATGAATGGAATAAAGAGTATCAAGAATCATATACTATAGCTTCAATAGCTGAGTCTGTATGTCATTTTAACCTACATTCATTAAAAACAAATGTAGAATACCCAGGTAAATATGGCTTTAAATTTGAAAAAGCTGTATGTTCGTGGTGGATAGGACGTATAGATGAATCTTTAAATTTATTTTTAGATTTACACCATAATGAACCAATGCTTCAAATTCACATTGATTCAGTAAAAAATAATCTTAAAATGTTAACTGATAGTTAATATATTCATGTGTATCTAGATTTGGTAGATAAAAATGTCTTAAGTACTATCAAATCTATAACAAATACTACTAAAAAAGCAGAAAATTATATTTATAACAAATAACAAAGTTACAAAATGAAAACTCAATCATTAAAATTATTCGAATTATTAAATTTAGAAGCTGAATTAGCAGGCGCGACTAATAATCAAACAGGTGAGAAAATCATTGAAGGATTATTAAATCAAAAAATACCAGTAGTAACTAAGTATTATTTAAACGCATTAGTAGAATCATTAGCTACAGAAAAGAAAGTAATTGATTCATTACGCGACGAGTTAATTAAAAAACACGGTACTGAAGATGAAAATGGTAATGTAGGTATTTCAATGGTCATTGAAACTAAAAAAATAGATGACAATGGAGAACCAGTTAAAGACATTAACCCAGCATATATTGCTTTTAATGATGAATATGGTGAGTTATTAAATCAAGAAAAAGACATTAAATTGCCTCAAATTCAATTATCTAATTTAGATAAAATTGAAACAAAAGATAATTATGTTCTAGTATTTAAATACTTAATTGACGAACCATCAGTTGAAGAAGTAAAATAATGAATAAGTTTTTAGAAATTACCAAATCATGGATTGCAGCAATTAATCCATCGGAGGAACAACAACAAAAAGCAGATCAGCGTATTGCTGTATGTAATGAGTGTCCTTTTAGAAAATATAATGATGTAGGTGATTTCTATTATTGTGGAAAATGTGGATGTCCACTAAAAGGAAAAGTATATTCACCAGTAGAAAAAGCATGTCCCGAAAACAAATGGCCAGTATGATCAAAGCAACAAAAATAACCGAAGAAGAATTACAAGAAGTACAACAACTACAGAAAGATTTCCAATTAGTAACATACCAGATTGGAGAATTATCTATAGCAGAACATAATATCCAATCACAATTGGATAATGTTAAAACGGAATTAGTTAATTTCTATTCTAGTTTAAAAACTCTACAACAAAAGGAAAATGATTTACTAGATAAATTTAAATCAACATATCCAGATAATAATATAAATTTTGAAACAGGCGAACTTTCATAGTTCGCCTTTCGTTTTTATATACTGTCTATATATTTATTGTAGAAATACCCAAATTATAATCATTAAATAGCAATGGCAGAAAAAATTATATCACCTAATGTATTTGCTCGCGAAAGTGATCAATCATTAGTTTCAAGAGGACCTGTTGTAACTGGAGCAGCAATTGTCGGCCCAACTGTAAAAGGTCGCCCATTAGTTCCTACAGTAGTTACCTCATATTCAGAATACCAATCACAATTTGGTGAAACTTTCAAATCAGGAAGCCAATACTACGAATATTTAACTTCATTAGCCGCTAAGGAATACTTCTCAGGTGGAGGACAATCATTATTAGTAACTCGTATTATTTCAGGTTCAGCTTATAACACATATGCTCAATCTTATGTTAATATGTCTGGTTCTACAGCAAACGTTGCAGCTTCTGCTTCATTTACTTTAGAAGTTAAAAATTATGGTAACATAGCTAATAATTCAGGTTCTATGTCTTCAGCAGGTGCTTTAGTTTCTGGATCTTTAGACAATATTCGTTGGGAAGTAACAAATACCGATTATACAAAAGGTATATTTACTTTAGTTATTCGTAGAGGAGATGATACAAACCAAAATAAAAATATATTAGAAACATGGTCTAACTTATCATTAGATCCTCAACAAGCTAATTTCATTTCTCGTCAAATCGGTGATGAAAAATCAGTATATGTAGCAGCAGTAGGTTCTGAATCTGCTTATGTACAGTTAACTGGATCGTTTGCGGGTGGTTCTCAATATGTTCGTGTTGCTTCTATTCCTACATTAAATGTTGATTCATTCGATAATGAAGGATTCTTTAAATCGGGTTCATATGCTGCAACATTACCTGCTACAGGTTCTGGTTCAATCGGAGGTGCGTTTACTGGAGGTATTGCTGCAACTGGTATAGGTGGAGCTGCATTTTTTGATGCAATTACAACATCATCCACAAATGCTCAAGGATTTACTGATGTAGATTACACAACAGCATTAACTTTATTAACAAATAAAGACGAATACGATTTTAACATATTACTAACTCCAGGTTTATTCTTAGGTGCTGATGCTAATATTTCTAGTGGAAATGGAATTACAACAGTAGAAGATAGAGGTGATGCATTCGCAATTGCTGACCTAGTTGCTTACGGAGATACTAAAGCAAATGCAATATCAGCAGCAGCTGGTTCAACATCAAATTACGGTGCTGGATATTGGCCATGGGTTCAAGTTCAAAGCGCTAACTTAGGTCGTCCAGTATGGTGTCCACCATCAGTAGTGATGGCAGGTGTATATGCATTCAATGATTCAGTAGGTGCTGAATGGTTCGCTCCAGCAGGTTTAAATCGTGGTGGTATCGGATCTGTAATAAGAGCAGAAAAACGTTTATCTGCAAATGATCGTGATGATTTATATGCAGCAAACGTTAACCCATTAGCAACATTCCCAGGTGAAGGTGTTGTAGCATTTGGACAGAAAACATTCCAAAAACGCGCTACATCATTAGATCGTGTAAATGTTCGTCGTTTGTTGATTAACTTGAAACGCTTTGTTTCTTCAGTTTCTCGCCAATTAGTATTTGAACAAAATACAACAGTAACTCGTAATCGTTTCTTATCAGTAGTTAATCCATACATGGAACAAATCGTTTCAAAACAAGGATTATATGCTTATAAAGTAATAATGGACGATACAAACAATACAGCAGATGTAATCGACAGAAACCAATTAGTTGGTCAAATTTATGTTCAACCTACTAAAACTGCTGAATTTATTATATTGGATTTCACACTTCAGCCAACTGGAGCTGCTTTCCCAGCATAATAAAAAATTTAAATAATTGATATTTATAATAAACAATATATAACAAATGGCAGTATTAGATCCTTCAGAAATTATGTTCACCGCTTTTGAACCAAAAGTTCAAAATCGTTTCATAATGTATATAGATGGTATCCCATCATATTTAGTAAAATCAGTAGCGTCTCCATCATTTGATGCTGGCGAAATCATATTAGATCATATCAACACTTACCGTAAAGTTAAAGGTAAAGTAAGATGGAATAATATGTCTATGACATTATACGATCCAGTAACACCTTCAGGTGCACAATCAATCATGGAATGGGCTCGTTTAGCTCACGAATCAGTAACTGGACGTGATGGATATTCAGATTTCTACAAGAAAGACTTAGTTCTAAATGTATTAGGACCAGTTGGTGATGTAGTATCAGAATGGATTATTAAGGGTGCTTACGCTAAAACTGCTAACTTTGGAGCATATGATTGGTCAAATGAAGCTGCCGTATCAATTGATCTAGAAATCGCTATGGATTATTGCGTATTGAATTATTAAAAATTAGATTGTGAATATTTAAAAACCCTTCGTCATATTGTCGAGGGGTTTTTTGTTTTATATATTTATATACGCACAATAAAACTGTTATATGGAATCTAAATTCAAATTACCAACCGAAACAATCACTTTACCGTCTAAAGGCTTATTATATCCAAAAGATAATCCATTATCGTCGGGTGAAATTGAAATGTCATATATGTCTGCAAAACATGAAGATATATTAACAAATTCAAATTATATCCAAAATGGAACTGTAATTGATAAATTACTACAAGCATTAATCGTATCACCAATCGATTTTAATACATTACTAGTTGGAGATAAAAACGCATTGTTGTTTGCTGCTCGTATTTTAGGATATGGTAAAGAATATCAAATTCAATTCTATAACTCATCAACAAAACAATTAGATGATTATACAGTTGATTTAACAACATTAAGTGAAAAAAATATTGATGAATCTTTAATCACTCCAGGTACAAACGAATTTTCATTTACTCTACCACAATCAAAAAACTTAGTAACATTTAAAATACTAACACATGGTGATGAGAAAAAAATTGATCAGGAATTAAAAGGATTAAAGAAATTATATCCAAATGAATCATTCGATGTAACAACTCGCCTAAAGCATCTGATAACATCTGTGGAGGGAATGCGCGAAACTAAAGATATCCGTGAGTTCGTCGATACCGCTCTGACCGCTCAAGATTCACGCTCATTACGCGAGTATTACTCAAAAATAACACCAGACATAAACACAGTTATTACGGTTGATAAGGATGGGTACACACAGGAGGGTGTAGATATCCCAATTGGGATTAACTTTTTTTGGCCTAACACCGGAGCATAGATTAGGAGTATTCTCTCAAATCCATGAAATTGTTTATCATGGTAATGGTGGTTATTC